TACGAAATGAAAAGGACAAAGAAAAACAAAAGCCTTTAAAAGCTAAATTGCCAGCGGTTACTATTGGAGGGAGTTTTAAAGAAAGAAACGAAAAATCTTTATTAGCTCATAGTGGTTTTATGTGTGTAGATATAGATAATTTTTCAGACAACACAGCTTTAATAAACGATCCTTACACTTATTGTTGTATGAATTCGGTCGGTGGGAATGGTTTTGCGGTAATTGTTAAAGTAAATCCCGACAAACATAAAGACTGTTACAGATGGATTGAAAAATACTACTTAACAAAGTTTGGAATATTAGTAGATTCAGCTCCGAAAAATGTAGCGAGTGCAAGGTTTATAACTTTTGATGAAAATTTATACGTAAATACTAAATCTAAGAAAGCACAAACGTTAATAGAAAAGCCGTTAAGACCAAAATCATTGGCTATAATAGTTCCTAGTACCGAAGTTGGTCAATTAGTAGACGAAGTACAAACAAACGTCTTAGAAGATTATACTGATTGGTTAAGTTTTGGATTGGCTTGTGCAGAAACTTTTAATGAAGAAGGAAGGTCATATTTTCATAAAATGAGTAGTTTGTCTTCAAAGTACGACGCTAATATTTGTGATAAAAATTATGATTATTTATTAAAAAGAAAAGGTCAAGGAATAACAGCAGGTACTTTTTATTTTTATTTAAAACAAGCGGGTGCGGATATTTCTAAGTACGCTGCAAATAAAACAATAAATGAAATAGCACTCAATAAAAGGATAGGAGTTTCTAAAAGTGAATCAGCTATTGAACTTTCTAAAAAACAAAATTTATCTATTGAGGAAGCAAAAGAATTAGTAGATGAAATTTACGAAAGAAACGATATAGATGTAAGACACCAAACGGGAACTGAAAATATAATTATAAATATTTCAAATTTTATATTTAAACAGCACCAATTGAAAAAAAATATAATTACGCATAAATATGAAATTGATAATAAAGAAATGCAAAAAGAACATTTTAATTCTTTGTATTTAAAAGCCAGAATGACCTTTGATGATAATGCCGTTACTTATGACTTGATTGAAAGAATTATCATGTCGGAGGCTACTTTGGAATTTAATCCTATTCATCAATATATTGAATCTAATAAGCACAGAAAGACAGATGGTAACGTTGAAAAAATGATTAATACTATTGTTACTCGTAGCTCCATGAAAAAAACATGGATTAGAAAATGGTTAATTTCAATCATAGCTTGTTATGATGGTTATCCTGTACGTTCTGTTTTATGTTTAACGGGTGGGCAAAACACGGGTAAAACTGAATGGTTTAGACGATTACTTCCAGCAGGACTACAAAAGTATTATGCTGAATCTAACATGGATAAAGGCAAAGACGATGAACTTTTGATGTGTGAAAAATTAATTGTTTTGGACGATGAAATGGGGGGTAAATCTAAACAGGACGAAAAACGATTTAAAGAACTTACCTCTAAAAATTTCTTTTCACTACGAGCGCCTTATGGTAGACACAACGAAGACTTTAAGAGATTAGCTTTATTATGTGGCACGACAAACGATAAAGCCGTAATAAACGATCCAACGGGTAACACACGAATATTACCTATTGAAGTTGATACTATTGATCATGACTTATATAATTCTATTGACAAAGATGAATTATTTATGGAGCTATACAGAATGTACACAACGGGAGTTCAATGGCAACTTGATAAAGATGAAATAAATATTTTAATGGAAGTATCACAAGAATTTGAAACTATACCTTTTGAAAAAGAATTAATACTTAGGTTTTTTGAAGTACCAATAGAAGACGAAGCATATCTATTAATGACAGCAACAGCAATTAAAGACGTTATAGAGTGCAATTCAAAACAAAAAATAATGTCAATGAAAAATTTTGGCACTATGTTAAAAAAGATATTTGGCGACCAAGTACAAAAAAAAGACGGTTGGAAGTATAAAGTAAAAGAAAAATATGGACTTAAAGACGAAACAAAATCATGGATAGAATAGAATTACGAGATTATCAAGAAAAATACATTACAGAGCTAAGGAATAGTTTTGTAAAAGGCAATAAGAAAGTCGTTTTATGCGCTCCAACAGGTGCAGGAAAAACTATTATGTTTTCATACATGACTAGAAATAGTTTTACAAAAGGCAATAAGGTACTTATTTTAACCGATCGAAAAGAGTTGTTTTCGCAGTCGGATAGTGTTCTATGCAAGTTAGGCATGAATCCTCAATTAATTAAACCAAGTGAAAATGTGGATTTTAACGAGTCGCTTTTTGTAGGTATGATTCAAACTATAATGCGTAGGATTGACTTGTTAAAAGAGTGGATTAATACATTAGATTTAATCATAATTGACGAAGCACATAAATCTATATTTGATAATCTATTTCAATACGTAAACGAAAAGACTTATGTAATAGGTGCAACAGCAACGCCATTTAGAGAGGGTAAACAGCTTTCTTTGTCTCAGTTTTACACCGACATAATTCAAGTCATAGACACGCCCGAATTAATAAACAAAGGTAATCTATCAAAACCAACTTCTTATGGCGTTAAAATAGACCTTAAAGGTGTGAAAACAAAAGGGGGTGACTACGATGAAAAAAGTTTAGCAGATAGGTATTCCGAAATTAAATTATTTCATGGGGTTTATGATAATTACATAAGAATTTGCAACGGAAAAAAAGCCTTAATATTTTCTCCCAATATAGATTCATCAAAAGAATTAATACAATCTTTTCAAGAAAAAGGACTCCCAGCAATGCACGTAGACTGTTACATGAATAATAGAAGTGAAGTCATTGAGTGGTTTCACAATACACCTGGTGCAATACTTTCAAACTATGGAATACTAACAACGGGGTTTGATTGCCCTAGTATTGAAGTTGTAATATTATACCGAGCTACGAAATCTTTACCTTTATTTCTTCAAATGGTTGGTCGTGGATCACGTGTAACTAATTTAAAAAATGAGTTTACAATATTAGATTTTGGTAATAACATTAGACAACACAACTATTGGGAAGAACCTAGAACCTGGTCACTATCTAAAAAAGAAAAAAAAGAGGGTGCAGCACCAATTAAGGAATGTGAGTGTGGTTATTTATTGCATGCTAGAATAATGGAATGCCCTGAATGTGGTCATATATTTGAAAAAACTATTGAAGAGAAAGAAAAAGATATTATTGTTGAACTTCAAGAACTTTCAAAAACTAGATTAAATAATATTATTGCAAAAGCAAATTTTAAAGAATTAGAATTAATTGCAATAGCAAAAGGATACAATAAAAATTGGATATTTCATCAATTGAAAAGCCCCAATGATTTTAGGGAGTATGGAAAATATAAAGGATTTAAACCAGCGTGGGCAGAAATGCAAATTTTAAAAAGAATAGTATGAAGACAGAGAACGCTATACAGCAGGAAATAGTAATGTGGTATCGTAATACTTATTGCCTAAAACACCATGATCCGCAAAACATTATTTTTTCAGTACCTAACGATTCAAAAGATGTAAAAGAACAGATGAGAAAAAAAGCAACTGGCTTGTATGCTGGCGTTTCGGATTTAATTTGTATTCATTTTGGCAAAGTCTTATTTATAGAGGTAAAAGCTGAAAAGGGTGTGCAGTCGCAAAGACAAAAAGACTTCCAACAACTTGTCGAAAACCAAGGCTTTAAATATTTTTTAGTCAATAATTTAAATTATTTTAAAGAAATACTTGTTTATTAATAATAAATAGTTATATTTGTATATAATTAAACATTAAAACCTAGAAATTATGAAAGCAGAAGAGATTAAAGTAGGAATGAAATTAGAGTTAATGAGTGATGGAAAAGCATTAATATTTGAAGTACGAGATATTATGAATGATAGATTTAAAATCTATAATAAATTTAGAACAAGTTGGTATGCAAGTTTAGACTATATCAATGAGCATTTTATATCAATAAAATAAAAAAATAGAAACCATGAAAGCAAAAATTAAAGTAAAAAACAGATTTACATTTCCAACTTACACTGTAATGATAGGAAATGAAGTAATACAAGGGTTCTATTCAAGAGCTGAAGCGGTTGTATTCAGAAACGATTTAAACAGCAAAATAATAGAATTAATCAACTAATTAAAAACTAGAAACCATGGAGGACTTATTAAAACGATTTCACACACAAATGAAGTTAGTGGTAAAAACAGAAGGCTTTTTTGACAGCAAAGTAAAAGCCCTTGTTCACACGTATGCTTTGCTTATTGAAACAAAAAGAAACAAAGATTACAAATTACTCCCGTCAACGCAAGGGGACTATTATCATAGAGCTTGTGTTATGCTTTACGATTTAACTATTTATCAAATAAACCTAAACCTATTATGAAAAATCTCTACAAATCATTGGCTAACTTTCAACAGGAAGTCCCAACAATTCACAAAGCAACACAAGGTTTTGGCTACACGTATGCCGACCTTACAGCAATCTACAAAGTAATAAATCCTTTGATGAAAAAAAATGGCTTAGGATTTACGCAATTGCTTCAAAACAATCAGATGGTGACTATTGTGTTTCACATTGAAAGTGGAGAAACAATCGAGAGCAGAACGGATATACCAATGAATGTACAACTTAAAGGTATGAATGATTTTCAAGTTATGGGGTCAGCAATTTCTTACTTGCGTAGGTACTGCATCAGTTCAATTTTGGGGCTAGTTACCGACAAAGATACCGATGCAGGTGGGGAGCAAGTAAGCAAGCCAGTTATTGCCGAGAAAGAAGTATTAAGCAATGATCGTTTTGACAAAGCAGTTGAAAAAATCAGAAATAAACAATACACAATTGACGAGCTGAAAGCTAAATTTAAATTAAACACAGCTCAGGAAGGGGCTTTATTATTGATCAACTTATGAGCCTTTATTTAACTATTTTAACAGCTTATTGGGTTATCTTATTAATATTTTTAATATCAATTAATCCAAAATTACCAACAGGATCAACAAGAATAATCAGAAATTGGAATCAAGGCTTATTTATTTTTGGATGGTTAAGTTTTCTTTTTTCCGCAGTATTAACATTTTTAATTCAATCATTATGAAAATTAGATGTTCATCACTTCCGAAAATTTGCACCGCTTCGAAAGTCAAAGGAGCTTTAAGCGAGACTGCAAAAAGTTATATTAAAACAATAGCGAAACAAGACTTCTATGGCTACGAAACCGAGCTAAACAATAAGTACGTCAAGAAAGGTATCGAGTGTGAAGAAGCGGCTATATTGCTTTATAACAACGTTTTTTTCACTTCACACGAAAAGAATAAAGAAAGAAAGTCAACTGAAATAATTACAGGCGAATGCGACATCATAACTCCTGAATTAATTATAGATATTAAGTGTTCATGGTCCTTTGAAACGTTCCCGGCTACAAGCGAGGATATTACTTTGA